ACCCTATTCCATTCTCCCAATATAAAATTCCAGAAAATCCATCTTGTCTTTTCATTAAAGCGGCTATTAATTTTGATAAACCTTCGACTATAATATTATTCCCGCGAAATTCTTTTCTCTCTCCTGTTTTTGTATTAATTAAAACATCAATAACTTCTCCTTTTATTTTAAAATTAGCATTACATTTCAAATTTACCCCTCCTTATACATAAATAATAGTATCTTCTAAATTATCTGATGAAAGAATAAAATTACTGTCCAACAAAAAAATTGGGCTATCTAAAACTGTATCTTCATCCATTAAAAAATCCAATCCAAAAGAATAATCGTGTATAGTAGTAATAGCATCTTGATTATTAATAAATACATCGCTTCTAAAAATTTCATTTTGTTCTATAAGAGTAATAGTATCTCTATAACTAATATCTTTAGCAATATTACAAATCTCACTGATTAATGAAATAAATAAAAATCCAATAGAAACATTTACTGGTCTAAACTTTTCTGCAAATAATTTATATCTAGACACCCTAGTATCGAGATTAAGAGGAATACTCTCAAAAATAGTTAAAAGTATAAAAGAATTAAATACTTTTTCAATATCAACAGTACAATTTTCTCCAAAAATCATTCTCCCAATGTAGGTAAAAACATCCCCCGTTCCTTTATATAAGCATAGAGTAGGAAGAATAGCTAAAAATCTTCTTTTTTCTTCTTCCGTCATATCAAGAGGATAATCATAACCAAGCATTTGCATTAGGGGAGATAAAAAAATCGCGGGAGTTTTATCTACATTAAATAAATCCTCTAATGCAAGAATAGAATCTTTTAAATAATCCATCCCTCCCCCGATAATTTTCAAGAAATTTTTTAATTGATAAGGGGGATTTTGTTCTGCATCATATTTTTTATATAATTCAGGTAATCTACTATATAAAATATCCGACATTGATTTATCCATTTTATACACCACCCCCTGTTACATTAACAACTATTTCTGATGGTATCAATAATTCATATCTTCCGCAAATTATTTCATCTTCAATGGGGGTAGGTGTAGCCCCTAAAATAATAGCGTCTACGCTAACTTTTTTAACACCTGCAATAGCTTTCATAATATGACCAACAACATAAGATAAAGGTATGCTTTCTCCAAAATTAAAATATATAGGGGAAAGAATATTTGTTAATAAAGTTTCAATTTCATTCTTTTTAATATCATTAGCGTAATTAGAAGAAATAGTTACATCCACAAAAACATTATATCGTACATAATTAGCACTATAAATATTTAATGTATTATTTAACAACATAATAGGTCTTATTTTATTCCTTACAGCATTTTTTAATTCTTCAGAAGCTTCTCCATAATCAGTAGGGGCAATATATAAATTCAGATCATTATTTGTATTAAAGGTTTCCTCTAATACAGCATTTACTACTCCAGGTACTTTTTTGGCAAGAGTTTCAAAATCAGAAGCGGTAACAGCCCTATCCATAGTATTATACCATTTTGGAGCAAGTATTCTAGCATGTTCAATATCCTCATAATCCATTCCACCAGTTGCAGGAACTAAATTAGTTACTGTTTCGATCCCTCTTACATTTACACTATTTATATATACTATTTTATTTACTCCGACATTTCCTATTTTTCCTCCCCCTACTCTATAATCAGCATAAATAGGTACTCCTGTTGCAACCCTTCTTCCTAATACTCCATTTCCAAATTTTAAATGCATTAAATTATTTTCATCTAAATTTGCTGTAAAATGTCTATCTGTAGAAGTACTTTTTAAAAAATCATCTACTTTTTCCCACGTATATTTAACTCCGTTTTCTACAGTATAAATAATTAAAGAATTTTCAAGAATAGATTCCCTTTCCATTACAATCTCTTGATTTGCTATATTATTTCCCACTCCTATTGCTTCTCCAGTAAAAGATTCTCCTTGAGTTGCGGTAACACTAGCAGATAAAACACCAGAAGAAATAACTAAATCAACATCGGTTTCGAATATAATTTGATCTCCTAATGACGGGTCTGTACTTACTTGTGTTCCTTTTGGAATAATTATTTCTTCATTTAATTTATCCGCAAACTTTGTAAAAGTTACTTCAACAGTAGAGGCTACTTGTGGAGACAGAGTATAACCTAAAAATTTACAAAGATTAATAATACTTTTTCTATTTTTAGCAGTAACTAAAAAATTTTCATTAGCTATTTTATCTTGATAAAACGATAAAACGTGTAATCCATAAGCGGCTAATTGTAATAATACGTTTCCAAAATCACTTTCTGATAAATCAGTCCATTCTGGTAATAAAGTTGGTACTAATTCACGCATCATTTGGAGGAATCCTTCGTAATCCTTGGTAACATAATTTATCGGTATAGGAGTTTCATAAGCCAAATTTTACACCTCCTTCCCTGTAAGATTTAAAGTAATAACAGTTTCAGCTTGAAATTGAATTACTAATACCATAATATCTACAAACCATTGTTCAGTAGTTTTATTAAAATAGATATTTATATCCTGAATTTCTACTCTCGGTTCCCACTTTTCTATAGCTTTTTGAATTTCTAATTGTAACTTTCCTCTAATTCCTAAATTATCAAGATTTTCAAAGATATAATCTTTCACTTTACTCCCGAATTCAGGCTCCATAATTCTTTCTCCAGGATAAGTAAACAATATTTGTTCAATACTTTCTGAAATTCTTGATAAATTATTAGGAGTTAATTTAGAACTTGCAATACTTCCTCTACCATCTATTCTAAAGGGAAAAGATATTCCTTTGTAATACAATTACATTCCTCCTTATCCATGAGGTTCAGGAGTTTTTTTAAATAATCCAATAAATAAATCCCCGCTTCCCCCATTAGTTAATTTTGCTGTTCCTCCAGAATGGTCTAGTCTTAACATAAAAATATCTTGTACTGCGGCACTTTTTCCCTCTATCCACGCTTCAAAAGGATTTTTATCTATCCAATAAGCAAAATCATCATCATCACAATCACAATACCAATCTCCTTGATCCCCTTCTAATAAAGGCGGTTTTCCGTTAATAAATGATTCTACAGCAGTCGCTACCATAGTGTGTACATTTAACACAGATCCATTATGTGTTCCTGGTGGGTGTGCTCCATGTCCAGGATGTTCAGTTATCCCTACAATATGTGCTGTTGCTCCCTCATCCCAAGCACGATAGAAAACAGACATAGGAGAATGGGTATCTATATCGTCATGCGGTTGGCAAGAACAAGGCCATCCCCTTACTGCTCCATGTGGAGGCATGTAATCACTCCTTTAAATAATCTTTTGCTGTCCCAGGAGGTTGCCAATTAGAAACAGGAGCTTTCCATACTGTCCATGCGGAGCTCATTCTAAAAATAGAACTGTCTTTAACATAAAGAATAATATCTTCATTTCCTTCCGTAATTAACATTTTTAGCTCAGGATTATAAGGAATTTCTTTAAAAAATTTCTCATTTACATATTTTTTAGTGGGGAAAATTCCCGTCCAAATAGGTTTATCTATTTTCCCTTCTTCAAACTCAATCCACACAAAATCTCCGACATTTGGCATAATAAAAACTCCAGGAGGAAAACAGCTCATAGCCCATTCTAAAGGAGTTTCTTTCATTACTGAAGGACATAAAACTTTAATTCTTCCCATTTTTTCAGGATCATTAATATCTATTACTTCCGCACGGTATTTTCCAAATAAATTATTCATTATGACCACGTCCCTCCTCCAGTAACTTTATCAACAACTATTTTCTTTACATAAGTGTTATCTAATTTAGCTTCTTCCCTTCTTGGGGATGTGGTATTTTCTTCTCCTGCATCTCCCTTCCCATTTCCCCCGCCACTTTCTCCAGGGTTATCTTTCTTAAAAACAGACAAAGTAACAGTATAAGAACCATTTCGTATAGTATGCGTAGCTTTTTTAATATAATAAAGTCCACTATATATTCCTAATCCTTGAAAATTATAAATACTTTTTGCTCTATATTCACAATTAGGTATTACGTTAACAGTTCCTTCTAATATTTGTTCTTTCGCCTCATTATATTCTTTAGTTACACGAGCATTTACTTCCGCTTTCGTAGAAGGGACTTTACTTTCCGCCATTTTTATCCCCTCTTTTCTCTTTCAACTACATTAACATTCCCCGCTAATTTATCAACATGCACTTCTTTAAGAGAATCTATTGGCGCGGCTTCTTTGTCCTTTTCAATATTTTCTTCAATTTTTCCGCTCTCCGCATCAATATTATGAGCATCCTTAGATGTTGACGTATCTTTATTTACATACTGAAATTTAAAATCTATAATCGAACATTCTCCTTGATAATACTCTAATGTTGCAACAGGATGATCTTCTTTATTTCTTGTCCCAAAATAATAGGCTCCGTCAATAGTTTTATAAAATTTCCATCCTAATTCTTTAGCCCATCTAGTAATAAACTCCATATCACTTTCTGTCTTTAATTTTGAGTATGTTTTTTCTTCTTTAGTATCTTCAACAAGTGGTGTAAATCCGTATTTAGAAATAATTTCTTCGATAATAGTTGATAATTTTTTATTTTCCCAAGTAAATGCGTATTTATCTGCAAAAACCATATCAACAGCTTTATCTACTGCACTAATAACAATAGAAACTATCCCGTCTGATCTAAAATCTACATCTATATGTGTTATTTTTCCATCTAAAACTAAACGATGTAATTCCCTATGTCCCATCCATACTTTAATAGGAACATCTACTACCATTTCTTTAGTTTTAATTAATTCGGAATCATGGGTATCTTCAAAAGTTATTCTACACATATCTAATTTTTCATCTTCATCTTCATACATCACTTCAACAATTTTTTCATGAATAAGCGGAGATAAAGGGGATCCATTTATTTCAACACGAAAATAAGGCTCCCTAAGAACTTCACGTGATCTGACTAATCTAGACATTCCCCACCACCCTTCTTGCATGAGGAATAGTAATTATATCCCCTTCAGCTATATCTTCAGGAGTTTTATATTGCGGATTAGCATCTAAAATAACCCAATCTAATTGGGGATCGTTATAATATTTTTTAGCTAATAAATCTAATCTCATTCCTGCGGTAATTTGAATTTGAATATCAGAAAATTGCGGATCAAATTTAGGTTTTCTTATTTCTATATAAGTAATTTGATTTTCTGAATCGTGATAAAGTTTACTTCCTGCATATCTACTTCCTTTATAAACGGTCAATTTTTTCACTCCCTTATTGAATAATTCGTAAAGTCGCATTAACAGTAGCTCTAAGCGGCTGTAAATCTAAAGTAAAAGCAGTATATTCTATTTGCATACTTTCTAATAAACATTCTTTAACAAACCATCCTAAAACAAATGGAATTGGTGGCGGAGAATGAAATTGATAAATTCCTCCTTGTTTAGCGGCTGGTATATAACTATGCAAGTTATTAACCATTTTTCTTAAATATAAGGGATCATCTACCCCATCTAAATAAAAAGTAAAACTTATTATCCGCGTTTTCCCCCCACTATAAACATTAATAGGGTAACTCATCCCCGCTCCTCTTATTTCTCCCCATTCTACTGCAATATCATCTAGAAACTTTTCAGGATTGTATTGGAATTCAACTTCTCCTATCATTCCTTTAGCTAAAGTTCTATTTCGCAAATTGGCACCTCCAATACAATACAGATTACCTCATTACTATTATTATAAAACATATTGTTTAATAATAGAATGAGGTAATCAAATTTAAAAACTAAAAGAAGGTAACATTCCTGTCCGAAGCTCATTTTCCCTTTGCAATTTTTTAAATTCTTCCATTATCATTAATGCTTGTTCTCTCGCTTCACTTCTACTTAATCTATCTGCTTGTACTATTACTTCTACTTTTTGTATAGTTATTGAATTATCTACGGCCCTTCCAAAAGTATTATTGGAAAGTGCAGTATTTAATTTACGAGAAATAGTAGGGGGTAAAACAGTTTCGTCTTTTCTAATAATAGCAGGGTGTTCAGTAGCACTGTTCCATAATCCTCCATGATGGCGCGGTACTCCAGGAAAATCGCTTGATATGGCTGATCTATTATCTGTTATCACTATATTAGCACTAGATCCATCAATTCCAAATAATTTTTTTACCCATCCAGGAAGACGTTCTTTTATAAAATTCCACGCACTTGATACAGCTTTAGTTAAAGCGTTCCAAATATCTTCTCCGATTTCAGAGAAAATTTTAGCAAAGGATTTAAGAATAGTAGGTAAAAGTTCTGTAATTATCCAAGTTCCAACTTTAAGAATTGCTTTAATTAATCCAGGTACTCCTTCTTTAATTAACCAAATAACTAATCCTTTAAATAATCCTATTCCTTGTGTTTTTATCCATTCCCAAGCTATTCCTGCAATTTGTTGTAATCCCATCATTGCTTCATCCCACATTGTGGGGAAGTTTTGACATAAATATTCCCAAGCGGCTATTCCTAAATCTTTTATAGCAATCCATAAATCACTAAAAGTTTTCTTAGCATTTTCAATAACATTATCCATTTCTCCGCTCTTAAATAAATCAGTTATTTTTTTAACTCCCCCTGTTACTCCTTCCTCTCCCCCATAAGCAGATAAAGCTTGATAAGCGGCTTGACCAACAGCTAATCCTGCTCCTAAAAAGGGTATTGCTCTTGCTCCCAATCCTCCTAATACTCCAATCCCTCTCATTAATCCTCCACCAATTTCTCCCCCGATTCTTAACGCGCCTCTTCCTACTCTTCCTGCTCCGCGCACAATTCTTCCTGTTCTCCCCGCTATATTAGAAACACGTGATCTTACTCTTGCTAATCTTCCCGCATTTCTTTCATCTTCTCTTAATCTATTAGCGTGTTCAACGGCTCTAGGATTCTCTCTCCAATTCTCCCCGTATAAAAAGGCCATGGCTTCATCCAATTCTGATCGGAATCTTCCTCCCATCATTAGGTCACTAAAAGAATCTGCTCCAAAGGCAGTTGCTATTCTTTCTCCTCCCCAGGATAACGCTCCCCTTATTCCCCCAACTGCTCTTCTAGTACCTCTAGAAATAACACTAGATGGTAAATTTCTTTCCCAAAATTCTCTTTCAAGTTCCCTTCTTCTTCTTGTTCCAGGAGCATACATAGCTCTAGCGGCTCCAATGTTTCTCCCCGCGGCTACTTCTCTATTAATAGCTTCTTGTATTTCTCTTTGTAATTTTTGACTATATCTTTCAGAAAAAACATCAGTAATTATTGTATCTACCCCAGTTTTTATTCCTTTTGTTAAACTAGTAAAAGTTCCTCGAACAGCGGTATTTAATGAAGAAAAAATTCGCGGTAAAGCTAATCTAGTATCATGAATTATAGGAATAGTATCTAATGATTTTCCAAAGTTAACTATATCTTGTATAGCTAACTTTCCTGCTTCTGTCCAAGCATCTACTAATAATTTTGAAGTTCTTCCTACACCTGTGTTTAAATATAATTGTAACCCTCTATTAAATGCTTTAGGTATTCCCTTGAAAACTTCTTTGATTTCCTCCCCACGTGTTCTATCTAGTAATAGATCATCACTTCCTCTTGGTCTTAATAATCCTCCTTCTCTAGCTAAAGTTCTCCTAGTTAATCCCATAATTTCTCTACCATATCTATCTTTTCCTATGGGGGTTTGCTCATAATAAGAATATCTTTGTCCAAATAACATTCTTCCTAAAATACTTTGTCTATCTTTATATATTTCAGTTTGCTTAGATTCTGTATCTAAAAATCCCTCATTTCTATATTTTCTCTGCGCAAGAAATTCCTCCATATTTAATCCTGTTGTTTGATCTTCACTAATAATATTCCTTAAATTTTTTAGTGATTCTCTTATGGCTATTTCTTGTTTTAATCTTCTCCAAGGTAATCTGCTTAAAACCATACTCTGTTCTTGCTCATCAATATTAGATATAATATATTTTCCTCCAACAACCCCGCCAATTCCTTTTGTTGCTCTTACTACTCTGCCATCTGCTAATCCTCCTATTTCTTTCGCTTTTCGGCGTAATTTTTCTTCTTCTTCGTTCCTTTTTTGTAAAGTTTTTAGTCCTTCGAGGTATTGCTTGTTAATAGGTAAAGTTCGCGGAGGAAAAAGAGTTTCTACTAAACGATTTTTAGTTTTTCCTGCAATATCACTAGCTTGTGTCATTACTCTAGCCAATGCTTGAAAAGGTGCAGTAATTATAGATGTTAATGATTTTACGGCTTTAAATCCTAATAGAGTAGCTAATAATACTCCCCCTATTTTCCCGAATTTTTCCCAAGCATCTAATTGATTTTCCTGTTCTTCTAAAGATCTTCCTTCAGAAGAAGGCGTCACTCCAAATAACGATACTTGTTTTCCTGATATTTTACTTAAGAAATTATCTAATGCTTTCCCTATTCCCTCAGCAACAGCTTTAATAGGGAGTAAAACTTGTTCATAAAAAGCTTTTGCTATTATCCCAATAAATTGAAACCCTTCTTGTATTCCTTTAAACAAAGCGTCAAAACGTCCTTTTACCATAACTAATACTCTTGCTAACTCCCACAATCCAACAGCATTTAGATTTTCAAACTGTCTTTGTGTAAAATAAACTGCATTTCCTATATCTTGATAAAAAAGCGCGGAAAAAATTTGTCCTAATCCAATTATTTTAGCCATTACTTTTTCTATTCCTTCTAATCCCATTAATTTTTCTATAGGTTCTCTTTCACTATCCCATATTCCAAAAAATAATTCTTTAACATAACCCCACTTCTTTGTTATATCTTCAGTTACTTTTGTTACAGAATCTCTAAATCCAAATAAATTTTTCGACCAAATATAAATAAATGCGGAAATTCCAATAGTAGAAAGTACTAATGCACGAGTAAATAATCCAATTCCTTTAACTATTTTCATCATTGTCCCAGAAAATGCTCCTTCAGCGGCACGATACTGTAATAAAGTAATATAAAAAGTTCCTAAAGAAGCAATAGCCATAACAATAGTTCCCGTAAATTTTAATACAAATCCTGAAGATAAAAACATTATTCCTCCTAAAGCTACAAGTCCTGTAAATACTTTAGCTATAACAGGATGTGTTTTTACTAATTCTTTTAATCCTATTGCAACTTCTCCAAGAAATTTAACTACTGTATCAATAGGTTTCCAAATCATTTGGAATACACTAGATAAACTTTTACCTATTTCCTGCATTTCTTCTTGGTCAATTCTATCTACAAGTTCGTATAAATATCTTAATGACCTTTTTGCGGCATCAAAAGCCCCTGTATCAGAAATTGCTAAAAGAAAACGTACATATTGGTCACGTAAGTTAGAAATAGATTGTGACCATGTTCCAAATAACTTTTCCATCAAATCAGGAGCTAACTTTTGTGATAATTCTACAATATCTTGCATTAATCCTTCCGTGTCTTTAGCTAATGGTCTCCCTAATATTTGAGAAGGCTTTATATCCATTCTCATCATAAAAGAACGCTCGTTTCCCCCAAATAAGTTACGTAAAGCAATCATTAATCCTTTCATTCCTTGTTCGGCAGGAGCAAGAATAGCTAAATCCCCAATATACTCTAAAAACGGCTTCATTACTCCATTTACATTAGCAAATTCTTTTCTTACATCCACCCCAATAGCTTTAAAAGTTTTCAATGCAGTAACAGTATCATCAATCTCAAAGGGGGATCTAGCGGCAAAATCTACAACCCAATTTAGATTTTCTTTAGCTATCTTAGCATCTTTATATAAAGCTTCTAAAGTAAGACGATAACTTTCAAATCTTGATCCCGTTTCTACAACCGCTTTTCCTAAGGCAGTTAATGAGCCAGTC